CAAAAGTGTCCGCTTCTCCAAAATTAGTATATAAGGAATGCAAATCAAAAGCCGCAACGTTCTTAAAACCTATGGGTTGGTAAGTAACTGTAGCCTGTGGGTGCATTATTCTTACATAATCTCTAATTGATGTGTTAGGGCGAAAGGACATTAATGGATTTTCATCTATTGGGGTCATCTGATTCAAAATTGGTTCTTGACAACTAGGGGTAACTAATGTATTAACACACTGGGCATCTCCACTCTCGGGTGAAAAGGTTTCAATTGGCTTTGGTTCATCTTCCGTAATCGTTAAAATTTTACTTTTGTCATACAACAACTGGTCACCCTCTCTCAATACTGGACCTACTTTCACATTACACTTTTCATTTACTCCAGAACCTATACAATTGTGAGTCTTAAATTTAAACCTCGCAAATAATGTACGGTTTTTCCCGTTATAAATGAAACGTCCTCCCATGTGTCTCCTAACTCAACCAAAAACTTATCGGGTTTGCTTCTTCTAAAATCAATTTTTCTTTTCTCTAATGGGGATTGATCGCTTTCTTTCTTGGTTAAAATCCTACCTGTATGACCACCATCTACTACTTCGTATATTCCCTTCTCTTCTCCATAAAAATTCGGTACTCCTGGGTAGGTTGGTGCTGTTCCTGGTGTTATATAAATTTGATCTATTCCATAACCGCTAAACTCTAAATCTGGACCACCAGAAATGTAAACATTAAAAGTTACAGATAATGGTACATTCGAATTATAAGTCAGTGGTTGTACCAAATAACCATATACCATACCATGATTAATGATATTAAGTACATAGTCCTTAGTACATTCTAACTGTCTTAAATTCGAATTGTATGGCAAATCTATAGTTTGTATTTGTCCTCCTGCTGAAAATTCTAAAGTATCTGTGTTTAAATTATGAATGTTATTATATTGTGGAACAACGGCTGAAACTGCGTTAACAGGCCCGTCCGTCATAGCGTAATTTTTCAAAATAATAATCTTACAAAAATGAAAATTAGTACAAACTGATTGAATGTGTAATTTCAAACCACCTCTCCAAGCTCTAGAGCACTCATAAATCGTTCTTAGCCCAGAACAAAAATTAACTGCTCCGTTGCCAGAGTTGTCTACACTGGCTTCCACCATGGGTGTTATGGGATAGGCAAACAAATTCTTACCTGCTACATCAGTTGAAGAAATGTGAAACTTTCCTACAAAAACAGGCTTAGAAGTAATAAACTTCAAATCCATTTCATCTTGTTTTGTTCTAAAATAATAATCATCACAAATTCTGCTAAATTTGCCATGATTATCCATTACTTCATAAAAACTAGGTTGATCTACATTATTTTGAAAATTTCTAAAAGTAACAATATTTCTATGATCTATAACTGCACTATTTGGGTTATGAAATCCTGTTAAAGTTTTAATAACTCCTCTACCATAATCAATAATATCACCAGTAACAGCTTTTAACCAGATGCGGCATCATCCAATATTTGAGTTGGCATCCTCCACAAATTTGTTAAAAAACTTTCTGGTTTAAACTCTATAGGGCGAACATCATCAGACATTTTTCTATCTCCACAAACGCATTTGGACTCTATTCTACCTTTTGATTTAAAACCAAAAAGTTCTAAACCACACTGTGCTTGCCACTGCATTTGGCCTACTTTTGGTACATAAAACTGTGCATCTCTAAAAATATTGTGTACAGAAATGGATATAGAAGTTGCTGAACCTGAACCAACTGTCAGGGCGTCCATAACATAAAATACTAAATCAAAAACATCAG